AATTTACGTATCTTGCAAAAAAAATCTGCATATGCTATAATGCCAGTAGGCAAAAGGATAACAGTATCTAAGCGATACAAAGCGAAAGCCCGGGAGGCGCAATCTCCTGGGCTTTCTTCCTGTTTTGAGTAGTCAGGCATCTACAGGCTGGTTACCGGCTATTTGTCGCTATCCAACCATTTGATGATGTAGTGGCAGGCTACACCAGCCGCAACAGCGACAATAAAGGATAACAGAAACTCCACAGCGATACACCTCCTTTCCGTTACCAGATTGGAGGCGGTAACATACGCATTATAGCATAGCTGCGGTTATCCCGCAATCAGAAAAGGCCCCAGGAATCCTCCCGGAGCCAATGCTGTTGCGATATCGCAACACTTATTTCTGTACAGTGCCATCCTCAAACACTGCGCCTTTATCGGCCACATCCCTAGCCCTGTCATCGCTCACACCAGTCGCAGGACCGGTGGTTACAAATGTGGTATCTGCTGCACTGCCTTTCACTACCTTCTGCGCTGCATCGTTCTTTCTCTGCTGCTCGGTTCTCTTGTCTCTTCCCATTCCAATGTTCTTATTCATATTTAATCTCCTTCCTACTGAAAAATATTGTTTTAGTTTCTGCCGGCTCTAACCCTGGCCGACCCGGGAGATAATCGGATCACCTCCTTTAGCCCGCAGTTACCTCCGGGATCCCGGCAATGGATGTGGCCACCGACAGGATCCCGGCTAACGTCGAAGCAGACGCTACCATCTGCCAGTTGACGTCGCCCATAACGGCGGCGGTCCCAATGGTAGCCACGAAGGTCTGAGCCATCGTCTTGACCGCCCGGACGGCAGCCGCCTTGATCCATTTCCGGGTGTTCACATCTACCTTAAACACACAATTCTGAAACATTGTTTCACCTCCTCTCCAGTATCGCTGCATATAAAAAGAACGCCTCTTCAGCGTCCCAATTATCACCCTATTATCTCATCGCCTGCATTATCAAAACCCCCAGCCCGGTCACCAGGCTTCCCGCCGCCGCGCCGATCAGCGCCGTAAGCAGAGTAGACTTGACCGTTTTCCATGTATTGGCCGGTTCCTGTTCCAGCTTGTCCAGCCGCGCGCCCTGGTCCCGCTGCTCATCTAACATTTGCTTCATGTCGTGGGCCAGGGTATGGACCGATATGGTCAGCTCCTGGATTACCTTGATATTTTCTTCCAGCTGATCGATCCGCCGGTTTTGACGCTTGTCCTCATCGTGGAGGCGTTCGATTTCTACCCTGGTCTCATTATCCATTACATATTTATTCCTTTCTTCTGCTCAACTGAACCAAACACGGTAAATGTACCCGAAAATCTCCCCTATCACTACATAAGCTTCTCCTTGATAAGCGCTAATATCCTGGCTTAATGTTACTCTATTATTAAGACTCCAATTTTTTTCTGTACCTGTTACACTGTTCGCATTCATTGGATTGGTTTCCGATGTTGTATAGCCAACTGCGAAGCCGCTTGTCCCTCTATCCGCCATAAATTCAACATTAATTCTTGAATATGGAGTAAAATTATATTTTCTATTTGTTTTTAATGTACAATAGTTTGTACTTCCGTTAGTTGTGCTAATCATATTAGATTCAAATACAATACCGTAGTTGGAAGCCAACGGATTTTGAAATCCTCCCGGATTTAAACCGTTATTATACAGATCCGTGGCAGTAGCCACATACCCTTCCCATGTTCCCGTTATGCTCCGTCCATAGATCGTGATCGTCGCCCCCTTCTTGATCAGGTTCGCGGCTGGCATACTAAACCCCGGAACTGTAATCGCCCCTGTCAAGTATCGGCCAGCCGCTACCTGCTGTTGGTTTGCTCCCGGAGTAATGGTTTTTGCTCCTTGGGTGGGTACAGACTGGCTCACTTTCCCAGAACCATTGTGGTACCCTTTTGGTATCGTGTAACTGCCATTGATCGCCAATGATTGGCTTACCGCCCCACGGTTTGCCATTGTCCCTGTCAACGGATTTCCGTCCTTATCCACAATCACTTTCCCCGCCAAAACGTCTCCCGCCCCAGCGGTAACCACGTCCAGATCGGCGCTGCCGCCGCCCCCGGTCATGTATATCTTTCCCATGCTTTTCCTACACCCCTTTCAGGCCTACAATAATGTCAATCTCCGGTTTTTTATAAACTTTAAATGTCACCGTCCCATTTCCTGTCGTGCCTGTGCCAGAAGCCACAATCCCAAATGCCTTATTGTATGCCTTCTGGGTCGCCTCATTTGCCCCGTCGGCCAGCAAACTAACCATAAGCGGATTACAGTCTGCCGTCATACCTTCCACCGCTACTGTCTGGCTGTATGGAGCAGAACTTCCAGTCCACCCAGCGGCTGTAAGAGTGACAGTAGTAACATGATTCATCCGGTTCACTGCTTTATTCGTCGCATTGATATCATTGGCCCCGAACTTATCCCCTTCCTGCGTATAGCTCGTTTCATCCGGAAGGCTGTAAGTTCCATCCTCGTTTTGAATCAGTCGGTAACGCCTCTGTCCATCGAACATGGCGTCCTTGTAATCCTCTTTTAAGGCCATCTAAAAAGCACCTCCATTCAAAATAAAGGCCAGGATTTTTCGGCCCGCCTCTCTGCTGCATATATTGCTGTAAATCAACCGGCAAGCCTCCTCGATCCGGTTTAGTTCCTGCCAGTCAATAAAGGGCTGGTTCTCATAAAACGCCTGCTGTTCTCCCACCGGGAACGGAAAGGTTCCCGCGCAGATATGTTCCACATTCGCTTCAAATCGGTTAATCTCGTCTGCGTAAAAGCCATAGTCCTGATAGGTTTTATCTGCTCCCATTTCCTCAAATTCAAAATCGGGCCACAAGGTCAATGCCAGTGCCCGGATCTCATTTAAGTTTCCCTTTATGCGGTTGTAATCTTCCACATTAAAAAAATCTTCAGCCTTCCAGTCTGTTTTTGGCTGCTGCCACATTGCTCATGTCCCTCCTTGCCTTGATTGTTCCGGAAAACGCCCCGTTAAATTTCAGCGTATGTTCATAGATCCGGATTAACAAATCCGGTACATACTTATTTTCCAGAAATGCAATATCATTTGCGTCAATCCTGGGTTCTCCCCTGTACGAAAGATCATACTCTCGATCCGCTCTCATGTAATCCCCGATCCATTCAGCCAAGTCATTTCCATGGCTAATACCAGATACCAGCGGATTTTCCCAGGTTTCCGTGGATCCCGTTGTATTCAGCTGCCGGCTGACCTTCGATTTTGTAACCACATACTCCTTACCGGAAATAGCTACTTCAACCTCTCCGGATACGCCTGTAAGTTCTACTGTGGCATAGTAATTACTATTCTCGACGATTTTGACGCTCTGCCCTTCCTGGGGATTTGTAATCGCGGCAGCCAGCTCATAAGAGGCATTGGAAAAATAAAAGGTATGCCGACTGTTCTCCTCTGTCACGTTGACTATTTCTTTTACCAGTTCCATTGCCTCCTCGCTGCTGGGTCCGTATAAAGTCCGGACCACCTGCAGTTCCCGGACCTTTGCCAGCTGTGTCCCTTTCGGTGTTTTAGTCAATTCGTTGCCGTACTCCAATGAATAATCCGTGCTGTCTCCAAAAGTAATTCGGTTCAAAACCACCCTGTTATTTGGCTGCCCCCTGGTGAACTCCAAAATCAGGCAGTCAAATTCCGGGAATTCATGGGAAATAACGGTGATCTCTGTGAGCCCATTTACCTCATAATCCTCTGTCAGTTCCCCATTATAATAGGCATGAAAGATCATACTTTCCGGATGGTTCCGGCCAAATTCCAAGGTTAATCCAAAACACTTAAACGCTGCCTCCAGCGTAATGGTCAGGGTCGGATTCTTCGAAAAGTTGCCGTCCTCTCCTGCTACTGCCTCCGACACATAACCGGTATCCAGATACTCCTTCCCCTCCTGTTCCCGTGGAAGGAAATACTGGCTTGGCCGCACATCGGCATAGTCCCTTGATGCCAAACCGTAAGACATCCTTCCCGCCTGATCCAGGACGTTCCCGGCATGGCTGAAATATGTCTCATTATCCGATGATGGAGTCATCTCTGGAATAAAGCTGGACTTTAAAAAGATGTTCCCACTCCGGTCCTGATACAAAATACAACGTCCGGCATTCGCAATCAGCTGCAAGGCCTCCTTATGGGAAACCGCCGGAACCGGATTATGAATCATTACATCTTTCAGGTATGGATCGATCCAATATTCCCGCGGATCGATCCCTGCATCCTCCAGAACATCCACTGCCAGCTCATACAGGCTGACCCCATCCTTCTCATACCGGCCGCGGTAATAAGTGCCGTCCATTCCATCGAATCGATCCGTGGCGGAAAAATCCATCTCTTCATCATCCGCTCCCCATTCCTTCAGATAAAGAACCGTCCCCGGCATCCACTCGATGCTGCCATCGTCCAAAGCCTGGCCATAAAGAACCTCGATCTTCTGTCCTACTTCTAAAAAATTGACTGTAGACTCTTCATTTTCGATATCAAAGGCTCGATCCTGATTGCTAACCGTCAGGTCAAAGTCAATCGTAGGAAGTTCCTCCGTAATTGGGCTGATATATTCCTTTTTCGTAGCGCTTTTAATTTTCCGGTTATCAAAGTAGATCCCTATTCCCATAGTGATGGTCTGGATCCGAAATCGCCCTTGTCCGTTTACCAGGTTGGAAGGCGTAAACCGAAGGAATGTCGCTCCATCGAAGATCTCCTCTGTTATAAAATGTCCATTCCGATTCCCTGTGATTTCTACAGTATTGTGATCCGATTCGATTTTAAAGTCCACTGGGTAGGCTTTGCCAAATTCGATCGTCAGACCTTTAATATCATATGCAACAGGAAAACGAATCTCAATGGTTCCCAGAAGCTCCTCCGTTACAATTCCCTGATTTAAGACTACATCGGAAACATTACGAGGCAGAAAATACACGCTGCCGTCTGTCGGCGTATAATCCTGTTCACACGTTGCATACAGCTCCGTCACTTGGTAGTTGTCCATCGGGCGGATCAGATTTGAAAAGTAGGTATAATTCTCTGTCTCCGGAATATACCCGCTGGCCTGGGCTTGTTGGTTAATCAGACCAATCGTCACTCTCACATAGGACAGAGGATTCCTCCACTTTCTTCTCATTAATTCCTTATAAGCATTGCTGGCAGCCTGCATTATTCCATCTCCCCGCAGTCAATCAGATTTACCTTACAATCTTTGTACATGGTAGGAAGTCCGGTCTCCGGGTCGATCTCCCAGATCTTCGCGGTTCGGTTTCCCGGGTACATCCGCTCTGTTTTCCAAGTATTGTTTTTCATATCCGGGAATTTTACTGTCACTACAAATTCCTCAAACTCCTTCAGGATGCTGCTCCAGGTAGCGGCATCCAGGAACGTCCACTGAAGGCCGTCAATCTTGTCCTGATCTCGCCCTACCCTCTGCCCTACGAATTCTCCCTGCGCGTTCTTTCCCGAGCTCACATTCGTTGCAATCGTCAGACCAGGTCCTCGGTCGTACGCCGGGTACTCCCTGCCATTGATATAAATACAGCCAGGCAAATTGATCCCCTCCTTAAGTTGTTCTCAGTGTGTAACCAGTCCGCTTTTCCAAATCCGTTAGTTTCTTTTTGACCTCACGAAGGTCAATGTTCACCGTCAAATCCATGTTCTCGATCAGTTCAATAATCCGGCGCAGCAGCTCCACCATCGTTTCCAGGTAAAATTCGCTCATCCCCTGGCGGCTGTTCTCTGTAGCCATTGTTACCGCACGGTCTACCATCTCCTGCATTTTGTCCTCGGGCGCCACAATCTCGCCATAATGCCGGTTATCACCGATCATAGCAAGCTGAGGCGTATTGGCCTTGACAAAACCTCCCTGGGCCAGCCTAGGAAGCCGAATTGTTTTTATCTTGGGAATCAGTTCATCGGATACACCGGGCACATGATCCGCTACATCATTTACGGCCTCGATCATAGCGTTTATACCGTCGATTACCCGATTCACCATACTCTCCACTCCGCCAATAATGCTGTTGATTACCCCCTTGATGACTGACCAGATTCCATCCCAAATCTGCTTTGTCTGGTCCTTAACTGTAGTCCAGGCCCCGACAATAGCGTCTTTGATGGAGGTGAAGGTACTGGAAGCTGTGGTTTTAAGAGTCTCCCACAAATTACCCAGTGTATTTTTAATTCCGTCCCAGATGGCGGATGTTGAGGCCTGGACTGCTTCCCACGCGGTACTGATCGCTGTCTTAATCGCCTCAAACAGCGTTGTGGCCAACGTCTTCAGAGTCTCCCAAATTCCGGACAGGACTGTTTTTATGGCGGTCCAAACGGTAGTGGTAAGAGCCTTAAGCAAATTCCAGGCTGCTGTGATTACAGACTTTATGTTATTAATTGCACCGGCCACAATGGATTTGATGGATTCCCAAATTCCGCTAAAGAAATCCCTAATCCCTTCCCAGGCCATCTGCCAGTTACCCGTGAATACTCCGACAATAAAGGTAATCAGGCCGTTTAACGCTTCTAAAATATACCCTACTACCTCAGTGATACCGGAAAATAAGGTAAAGAATTTATCAATAGCACCTTGGGCAAATTCAGCAATAACCGGCGACGCTGTTTCCAGAAACCATGTGATAAATGGCTGCAGTACCGTTGTCCACAGTACGGTAATGGTGTCTGCTACTTTTCCTCCAAATTCCAGGAATTTGTCAATTACCGGGCTCAGATACTGCGCATTAAGAGCCGCCAACTGAGCAGACAGGTTCTGAATTACCGGCAGGAAATAAGTATTATAGAGCTCCAAAAGGACAGCCGCAATCTCGGAAAAGCCATCCCGGAAGGCTGCCAGCATAGGAGAGAGATGACTGTTATACATCTCCACAATACCGGAGAATACCTCCCCGACCAGCTCCTTAATACTGGACAACGCAGGTTCAACCGCACCAAAGGTTTCCTCCAAGGTAGATCGAATCAGATCCGCATTGTCCACAAATGGGCCCGTAAACAGATTCAGGATATCCGTTGTAAAGGAAGCGCAAAGCTCTGTAATCCCCATAAAGGCAGCAGAAAAAATCCCGATCAAATCCGCTGTAATTTGTTTTGCGCTATCACTGCGGAATGCACCGAAAATAGTTGCCAGTGCCTTAGAGAAGTTTCCCGCAATCTGTGCCACCTTGGATCCGATGTCAAACATGGACACCAAGTAGTCTGTAATCCGGCCGCCGTTTTGTGCCAGGTATCGGTCAACCCCGCTCAGCAGGTTATCCGCCAGTGAGGCCCCGATGGAAGCCATAGAGCCGGAAATCTGGCCCATACTGTAGGCAATGGAAACCGCCAGCTGATCCGCTGCCTTTACTACCGCCGGATCTGTAAAAATGCCAGCCAGACTGCTTTTAATCCCTTGGATCGACTCTTCAATGCTGTCGAATACCGCCGTATCGCCAAGACCAGAAGAAAATCCTTCCTTAAAGATCCCGGCCAGCTCTTTCATCTTTGCCAGGATACTATCCAGTACCACATTGGTTTTCCCTGCCTCTTCCGGCAGGGTCCCCATGTCGAACTGATCTGCGCTGTACCCTCCGCCAGCACTGCCTCCGGATCCGCCAGACCCGGAATCCGTTCCCTGATCAATGATATTTAGCTCATCAATCCCTGTGGTGACCGTCTTCAGATCCTTAGCGGCCTTTTTAGCAGCTCCGCCGGCGCCTCCCATCGCACTCCCTGCCTGATCCGCCGAAGAGGCCACCGCTTCCATACCGGCTGCCGCTACTGAAGCGCCCCCGCCGGAGCCTTTTTTGCCGGTAATCAATTCAGTAAAGGCCTTAAAGGCATTTGCCAGACTCATGAGCTTACTGATAATCGCATTAATTACCTGAATTACCGGAGTAAGGACATTGATAAGCCCCTGGCCAATGGTAGCCTTAAGGGAATCAAACTGGAGCTTCAGAACCCGTACCTGATTGGCCCAGGAATCCGACGTCCGGATAAAATCACCGGAAGCCAGGGATAGTTGATCCTGAACAAATTTGTAGCGCAGGGCAACCTTTTCTGCCTCGCTCATGGCCTGGGTTGTCTTCCCATATCCATTGGCCAGCGCATACTGATCCAGAGCTGCCTGGGTCATAACCACACCCAGATCCTTCAGGCTTTCTGTCTCACCGGTAAATACGGATTTCAGCTTGGTGTAGGCCTCATCCTGACTGATATTGTAAAAAGATGCCACATCTCCGGCCAGCCCAGTCAGCGTTGTGGACATCTCATAGGCCGCCTGTTGGTTAAATCCAAAAGCCTTGGCCATTGCCCCAAAGGTGCCGGTGAAACGCTTGGCCATAGTCTCAGACAAACCAAAGGATGTGATGGCGTCTTTCGCGAAAGCATTCACCTGCTTGGACATCTGCGGAAAGGTCACATCCACCACATTCTGAACTTCTGCCAGATCGGATCCCAGTTCCACACAGGCCGCCCCGAAATCCCATATTTTCTTAACAGAAAATGCGGCAGCCAGAGCCAGGCCTGCTTTCTTGGCCAGACTCTGAATACCCGCCATCTGTTTATTAAAACTTCCCCTATTGACCACCAGATCAAGCCCGATCTGGCCTACACTATCCGCTGCCATACACAATTCACCTGCCTCTACCATTTAAGACAGGCACATCGGCACAGCGTCTTAGATCTTTAATTCAAATACTTTCCTGCATTCTCTATTTTTGCATTTAAAAAAGACGCCTCTGCAGCTGGCGTCCTCCCCCTTTATTGCGTTGACCGGATGGCCGCAGTAAGGACAGCGGACCTTATCCGTTCTTTTCTTTATCTTCTCAATTTCAACCACTCCTTAACTGCACAGCTGAGCCATCATCTGTTCCAGATAGGCCATCTGCTGTTCGTAGGTTTCCAGAGGCATAGCTTCAGCCTGCCGATTTCTCCACGCATCGTAAATTCGCTTCTGTTCCCTGGTGAACTGCTTAATCACCTTTTTATCCGTTTCTGAGCGGATCGCGACCACGCGCCCCAGCGGAGTCTCCGGGGCAATGCCGGCCAGAAGAGCTTTAAATTCATCCCAGGAAACGGATTCAAACTCATTTGTCCGGATTCTTAACCCGTACTGCGATAGAAAACTGGCTACAATCAGGTCCCAGTCCTCAAATAAATCGTAGTACGGGTCATAGCTCTCCCTGGCTTTTATCCTCCCCGGTGACCAGACTCACCGCCGCCTGAACCACTATCAGAAGATCCTGAAAGCTCAGCTTCAGTTTTTCAATTTCTTTTCGGGACTTTTCCGGCAAAATCAGATTGTAAGCTTCCATAATTTCATTCGGCCCCGGATCCTCGTGGTTCAGCACCCCCATGACTTTCAACATAGTAGGCGCGTCCGCATTAACCTCCAAGAGTTTTCCCTTGATCTTTAAGGATGGATTCTCATCAAAGGTTAATTTATCTGTAATATCCACTACTCGTGCCATATATTTCCTCCTCTAATCAAGTTGATTCCGGAGCTGCCGTAAATGTAGGTTTTCCTTTGCACTTTACCTCAAACTCCAGGTTGTCTACATTGGTACTGTCGCCTCCTGCAGGAGTGGTAACATTAATAATCGCGGAAAATGTCACTTTTGCTCCGGAAGGCATTTCCCACTCAAAAGGCGCCACCGTATCATTTCCACATTTCCAGGCAAGACCCGCAATAAAATCATTTCCGGGATCTCCGTAGGTCCTCTTTCCTGTAAAGCTGAATGACAGTTTCTTGCTGGTCATCATGGCATCTCCCCAGCCTTCTGCCTCCATTGGATCCCATTCCTCTACGCCGCCTTCGATGGAAGGTGCGAAATTGGTCAGATTTGCAATGGTGACCATTGTTTCTGTGGAACCATCCGTTCCAACCTTAAATTTATTGTTGTGTACCGGATATACCTTCGGTGTATCGGCCATAACGCATTACTCCTTTCTCTCATAAATTAAGTCCAGCCAGATTACATACTCGTAAACCCCTCCGTCATCCGTCCCTACATCCTGTGGTTCCGGTATCTGAAGGCTCAGATAATGGATATGGGTATCCCCGATGTCCAAGCTGGTTACTGCCAACAGTTTTTCATACAGCTTATAAGCCGCTGTCTCGCTCTCCGGCTGGCTCTTTGTCCAATGAACCAGAAGAGAAATAGACCGGGTAGCGTAGGTAGTACATTCCAGACCGCCCAGGGCAATTCCAGGAGGACCAGAACCCTTTCTTGCATAAACGCCAATGGATTTTTGCTGCTTGTTGTCCAGCTTGCCGATGTAGACGTGTGCATCCTCCGCTATACCAAGGCCTGCGATCCACTGGCGAACGTCTTTCAGGGATAACATCACACACCTCCCAGTTTTTTAAAAAATACTTTATAGGCTTCGGGGGCGAAGTTTTCTTTTTTACCCCCCGGAAGCCAATCTTTATACCATTCCCCCTGAGCATTAGGGTTTTCGTCCGTCTGAAAATTGTATTCCGGATGATAATACAAGCGGCGGGCATAGGGCGTACTGGAAACCAAAGACGCTTTTCCCCTGGCAGACTGACTGTAATCTACAAACGTACTCTCATTTTGCAAATTTCCGGTATCCCTGGGCATAACTTGGGCCTGCACAACTTCTGTGTGCAGCGCTTCTGCTGTCAGCTCCAGCGCTTTTATCGCCGCCCCAGTCAACTGGCGAATTCGGGGCATATTCATTTTCACCGTTGATTTTACCTGCACCTAGACCACCTCCAACGTACAGTAGTTGACGGTTCCATCCGGATTCCGGTTCTTGCTCCCCTGTTCGATCCGGCGCTCCTTCCCAAAAACAGTCACAGTACCACCGCTTAAAGATGGAAGATCCGGAGCAATATCCCCAGGGAACAGTGCCGTCCCAGTAACCTGTACCAGCTTCTTTTCTGCTGTCAGGATCACTTTCGCCTTGTCCTGGAAATTGCACATTAACTCCAGATCCGCCGTATACTTCGGCTCGCCCAGGTTGGAAAGTTCCTCGGATTCCAAATGCACCTTGATTGGGGTCTTGCAAAGATGCTTCGGCACCAGACATGGATATTTCATCGCCCCACCGCCAATCTGTGGCACAGCCCTGTCTGGCAGAGCAGCGCATATACATCCCTTCTCATGGCAATCCCCTTGTCTGTAAACACGTTCCACGAGCTTCCAAACTGAGCGGATACCCCGTTGATGCTGTAGCTCTGAAGAATGGTGTCAATCTCGTCAGAGTTCTCGTATTCAAAATCCGCCTGACGGCAAATTACCTCCCGTACAATTTCCTGCTGGAAAGGAGTAAGACCGGAAAAACCCCGGCCCACAATCCGGTTGTAGGTCAGGGAATCTATATGTCGGCTGGCCCGGCGAAGAGCCCGTTCCTGCTCATCTTCCAGGATAACGCTGCCCCCATAAATCTCCCGGTAATATTCCGGCGTTGCATAGGACTCATAGCCCATTCTACTCACCTTCCTTAGCAGGCCTTCCCGTCTTCCCAGCCGTTTTTTCAGCTACAGCCGTGCGCATCTTCTCCAGCTGTTCTTTCAGTCCGGCATTCTCTTTTTCCAGTTCTTCCTTCTTCGCTTTCAGCCCCACATAATCTCCATAGGAGACTGTTTTTCCCCGTCCATAGGCCACTACATCCCCCTGATCGTTCAAAATGTCAAAACCGCTCTCCTCATAAAATTTCTGCTGCGTCTCGTCAATGGTATAAACCTTGTTTCCTTTTACTGCCTTCATGCCTGTTCACCTCCTATCAGCCGCCGGAATGCAGGGTCACATTCATGGAGCAGCCTGCTACCTTCTTCTCCAGAAGGAACAGATCTCCGTAGCAGCGGTTCTGATACAAATAGCCGTCCGCGGTCCTGGAATCTGTTCCCGGAGTAAACAGCTTGATATAGCTGTATTTGTCCCTGGCCACCACGCAGGATGGATGTACTAAAATCCAGTTGATCTGATCCGCGTCCGCAGCCGCCACACATCCGTTAGTAAAGTCGTACTTGCTCTTTAACCGAGCTGCCGGAACCATTTTCAGCTGTACATCATCCAGGCTGTGGACTTTCCGGTTCACACTCACAGGAGAAGTCACGGTAATCACTCTCTGGAGGCCGTCTGCTTCTTTCACAATTTTATTCATAGTCGGGGTTACGTAGAGAATACGTCCCTCCTCCGGAACGCCGGCCTCATCCATAAGCGCCATTTCTGTGTCGAACTGTTCCAGAAATACTGCGGCGTCCACAGTCGTCGTGTCGATCCTGCCGGAGTAGGTAGTCAGCTCCGCATGGAGCTTGGAAAACCGGTAGGAATCCTTTTCTGGGATCGCCTGCTCTTCCTCAAAGGTATTCTGGATGTTGGCCACGGAAAGCGCAAGGTTTGTTTCGTCGATGTCCATCGGATCAATCCAGAACTCAATGTCCCGGTCATGGGCCAGCTTTTTGGGCTCCCAGTCATTGGAAAGCGTCCCGGCGTTAAATCCCAAGGTACGGGTATGGTCCTTATAACCGGATACCGTAATCCGGGGGAGCTTAATGGTCTGGGCGTTTAAAAACTTTACCTGCTGGTTACTCTGGGCCAGCGCATCAGAGCAAAGCTCTTTTGCATATTTCTGGGCCAGAAACTGTGTAAACTGTTCTGCGTAGCTGTAAACTGCCAATTTTATCACCTTTCCTTTCTTATCCCTGGCTTGTTGTCACAGTAATCGCCGATGTGCTGTCATCGGTATAGGTAACGGTTCCACCGGTCACGGCGCCGGTTTCACTGGTTGTAAGGGCAATGGATTTTACCCCTTTCCCGGCCGGGCCCGCCGGACCTGCCGGACCCTGGCCTCCGGATGGCGGATTTTCCGCAATTTCCTTCAGATAATGCTCCACCTTTGTCCTGGGGGCAGGGAGATCTTCACTCTCACCTGACGCCAAGGCATAAAGATACGCTTCAATCTTTCTAATCGGTTTTGGTAATGCCATGATTCACCTCTCTTTCACTATTTCAGCCCAAACGCCGCTTTCAGTGCAGCCTCGTCGCCCTGCTGCTGATTTCCGTTTCCAGCCGAACCCACCTGGATAAATCCGTTCTGTCCTGCCGCCTGCGGCTTCAGTCCCGGAACATCTTCCAAAGTCTTTTTTAAAGCATTGGAAACTGCCTCATCGTTCACTTTCCCGTCCTGGCCCATTGCCTGGCTCAAATCGGACATTTTTATGAGGTATGGAATGGTCTTGGCGTCAATCCCAAGACCTACTGCAGCCAGGATCGCGGCGTTCTCGATCTGGGCCTGCTTGGCGGCTGCCTGGGCCTGTGCCGCCTGGGATTGAAGGGCTCCTACATCCGGCTGACTGGCCGCTTTCTGGGCTTTAAACGCCTGGATCGCCTGAGTCATCTCCTCCTGAGACAGTCCTTGCTGCTTAAAATACGACTTCAAGACCGTATCCTCTGTAACAGATGTTTTGCCAGCGATCAGATTGGCCAGTTTCTCATAATCAAACTGGGGCCCAGATCCTGCACCCGTTCCCGCGCCTGTCTGTTGGCCGGTCCCGCCGCCTGCTGCGTTACCGGATCCGGCGGTTCCACCGCCAGCCTGCTGTCCCGCTGCCCCACCTGCCGGTTCTGCAAAAAGCTGTAAATTCATTGGAAATCTTGCCATACTTTTCATGCTCCTTTCAGTTTTCAGGGTGTCTCCCTATCATCAGTTAGAGTGTCTCTCATACAGTTGTTGCGCCGGTGTCTCCGCGTAGTTTTTCGCCTTCGGGCAGAAAAATAGCACCCAGGAACTTCCTGCGTGCTTTATGCATTAGCCTTATACCCCACCTTCATCCACGCTCCTGCGTCATTGCTCACCGTAGTCGCGGGGCTGTACGTGTGCAGGGCCTTGTATGCGGCAATCTCCTCGGCGGATAAGTCGGTTTCGATGGGAGTAGCAATACAGATAATAGCAACTATAGGATTATCCCCCAACCAATTGACAAAATCTTCTACTGTTGATGCTCTCGATTGATTTACGCGGACATATAAAATAGTTTTATTGCTAACATAAAACCCTTCTGTAGTTGTATCAGCAATCACACTTGTCTGTGCCATAAACCTATCGCAAAATGCATTTTTAACATTTGCATCAAAGTTGCTATTAGTGTCGATAAATTGAAAATTCGCTATGCCATGCTGGTTAATTGATTGTAATGTCCATCTTTCATCAGAGCTTCCATCCATCTCTATTTGTTTTACTCTCTGCACATACTTCCCACGTTTAAAGTCTTTCTCGTCGCAAATCCACTGCTGGCCGTTTTCATCCGTGTAATTCCCGCCGCTTGTAACCGGGATTCCGGGAAGGCCGCCGGGAGTGGAGAGGGTGAGGGTTTGAGGGGTTTTGTATGGCATGTAGGGAAGAGGTGTGGAGCCGGCGTTGAGCATGATTTTAATTGAATCATCCCAGGGTTTACTACTACTACTACTACGGAACGATAAACCAAGAGGTTGACCACTAACGGTGTAAGTAAAAGGATGATCTTTATTGACGACTCTTCCGGTATATTGGAATCCGTCGTCTCGATTTTCTCGAACCGTATAAATTGAATGATCTCCGTCACAAGACAATGTATATTTTCCATCAGGCAAGTTAAGCCAAAACGACCGGTATACATTTCGAATTGTTTCAGTTCCAGACACGGTGCCGTCAGCGTTATCAGCAAGTACCCCATCCATTAAATCCGATGGATTCAGTAAATTCCCACCCTGCACCGTTACGTTAATCTCGCCCTCATCCCCCGCGCTCACAATAGGCACTGGATTATCCGGGCTTGGTGTGCCGTCCTGTTTACTCCAGCCATAGACGGTGAGGGCCGTGAGCGGGGCCTCGGCGCTATTGAGCAGCAGGGGATTGCCGGAGGCCGTCTGGTCTTTCAGCTTAGGACTTTGTCCGATTTTATATAGCCGCCCAGGTTCCAAACCGATGAATCCCATACCCGTAACCATGTCAAGCCCTACCACTTGAGACATTGCACCTCTACCCCTTTCTCTGATGTTGCCTCTGGAATAACTGTGACAATATTTGTTCCTTCAACATATGGTAATTCCCGGCATACCACTAATTGAGCCGTATTTTCCGGAATCAGTACACACTCTCCCTTCACGGACTCAGAAGAATCGGCCTCAATATCATTCAGTTTCTTTAGCGCTACATAAACATCGCCATCTGTCAGATTTTTCACCAAAAATTTAGTTCCCTTAACCGGGAACTCTAAAACTAATGCTGTATTTGCCGTTGTTGGGCTGCGCTTAAAAATTATATCCATTGCTTCCTCCTATCTGCCCTATTGCGATCTCACAACACTAAAAATGGGTATAAAAATACCGCCGGCCATTACTGGCTGGCAGCTACTTCTCATGTTCCTCGACAATTTTCCTTAAATGCTCTTTCCATTCCTCCAGGGTGTATTTTCCACCAAGGCAGAAGGAAATATCCTTAAGCTGTCCAGTAATCGAATACACTTTACGGCGCAATTCCTGCAATTCCTCATCGTTCCGCATCCGGTTCTTAAATTCTTCTTTCATCATAGTTTTATTCACCTACAATTTTCAAAAATGCACGATATAATTCATCCAACTCTTCTTTGATAAACTCGACCGTTGCATCATCCCCTTGGTATAGCGCAGCAAACACATTTGCGAACACTTCCAATTCGGAATACCCCGGAACACCAATGTATTGTGATTCATGATAGGCATCTCCCACTATCACATTGTCTGTCAGGCACCCTAAGATGTCGCTGATGAGGTTATTATACTCTAGTTTCCCTCCCGGGGCAAATAATTTACTATATCCATCCACATCTTTCAGCAATTTTTTCTCTGATTCTAAAATAGCATTTGTAAACTGCACATTCATTGGACTTCCGAACTCGTTCCGGTCAATTCGGTGCGCTAATTCATGGATCATAACCTCTCTATAATCATAGTACTCATATAATGGATGAGCTGGATTAACAACAATCGTATCCGTATCAGGGTCATAGGCAAAGGCATGTTCAGCTGTTTCATCGAGAACAACAAACTCATCGTTCGCATATTGATTCACCAAATCAATCATCTTGTCTGGCGTATCATCCCGATGCTTCTTTATCTCATCTGAAATAGCGTATCTCTTTTCTGTCTTTCCCTCCCATTCTCCGAGTTTCTGTTTATACTGCTTCCGATTTTCCGGTAACAATGAATATTTCGCCAACCGCCTATACTTCTCCGCCTGCCTTGCGGCATATTGCTGCTTTGCCTCTTTCTTATTCGCTTTCCCAATCGCCTTCAGTTCCTCCTCTGTCCAGGTATCATCTGCCGTAGAAATCCCCGGAAAATAAGTTGTATGACTATCTTTACAGCGCGGGTGATAAAGACCCGCAGCGATGGCCCTGCTCATTGTGGGATACCGTTTTCCGGTTTCTGGATCCACGCCGTCCTTCGACCCCCCACTCCACACATCGTCAATCAAAACCTTGCCGCAAAATGGCAGACACTTCGGACAGGGATTTCCACGTTTATTCACAATAACCATTGATATTCCCCATTCCTGGCGCTTCTCCCCTTCTCCCTGAAGGTAGGCTCGCTTGGAAGCAGTTCGGATAGCCATATCCGCGTAATCTGACAGCGTATGGCAGGCACCGTTGGCATACACCACGCAGTTTAGGCCTCGGGAAAGCATATCTTTTGTGGCCATATCCACTGCCTTCTCATAGGTACCAGCTCCAGCATTGGCATACACCTGTGCCTGAAAGATCGCCTTGCGGTAATCATCGTCGGCCTTACGAAGAATTGCTGTTTCTGCCTTCTCCATATCGTGGATCGTAGCTTCAATCAGTGCATCCATCTTCCGGTCATTGAGCTTGAAAAATTCCGCTGCCGCCCCTCTGCTGATTTTTGTTGCCCTCTGGAAGCCGTTCTGGATCGCCTGGAGAATTTCGATCTCCTGATCCATATTCCCCCGCGCTCTGGCTTCCCGGATTAAGGACTCAATTTCGCGGTTCATGCTTGCAAACTGCTTTTTATACTTCTTCTGGTTATTCCACTTATACTTCTCCAGGGCTTTCAGCTGTTCGGTCTGCCACATGGACCATTCAAAACCTTCTTCTGTTTCTTCTGCCTGGTGGCGGTCCATATTGCGGATCATGGAGGCAATCAGCTCCTCCTCTATCGTCCGAAACGCATTTGCCAGGCTATATTCATCCGCCATGCTTCTTCACCTGCTCGCTGATATTAACCGCAATTCTGGCGCAGCGCTTCCTGTTTGCGCAACGTATATGGTGATATGATCTAGGAGCGCCATCGTGAGAACAAGAAATGTCCTTGCTTTCAATTTCCGCCTCAAATTCCGGGCAGTATTCGCAAAAGTCCCGCAGCAATAATGCAAATCCTGGAATATCCATAGTTACCTCCCGTTCGCGTACACCTTAAATCCTTGAGCCTTAAACTCCCGGCTAAGTCTTTTTAACTGGGTCATGCTGCTGCACCGGTCGCACCTAAGTTCCGCATATCCCGGCTTTTCCACTGCGTAAATACCAAGCGGCACCTGCTCACTAGCTGTTTGCAACAGTCCCTGGTACTCCTTCTGACTCATCCGCCAGACCCGGTTCAGAACCTTCACCTGCATTGGCTTTTCCCTCCTTCAGTTTTACTTGAAAATCGCCAGCGGACAGATTGAGGCCTGGTTCCTCCAGTTCCGCGATCCCCTGCTCTGCTTTCAAACGTTTCACCTCTTCGGCCTTCCACTCCTCATCACGGCTGTCTCCGTAAAGCTCTTCCACTGCCGCCTCAATACTCATTACCCCGCCCTGCTTGCCTTTGGTCACTGTTTCTACCTGACTCTCAAACGATGGGTTTGCATACTCCCCGAATGGAATGTTTACCTTGACTTCCTCCATCGGCTGATTCATCAACGTATTGTAACAATTCAGGCAGGCAGAAATAAGTTCCGGAAGCGTATTCTGCAGAGCTTCCACAATGGCGTTTCGGGTATAAAGCGTAGTCTTTTCTTTTTCCCTCTGTGCCTCTGCATTGTCCAGCTTCTTGACGTCAATCCCCAAAGTGCTGGGGCTGACAATGCCCTGCAGACACAAGTCCAGCGACGTCACATAACTGGCCAGATAGCTGTCATGCGGGATGACCGGCTGCTCTGTCTGCACTTTGTTATCTGCATTTTCGGACATATCGTTATCTCCCATAAAATAGCGATTGTCGAACGGGTTGGGTTTCAACATCTCCCCTGTAGCCGGATTTCTGGGCACCAGGCTCTCAGGTATGTAAGTCCGCGCTCTTCCGGCCCGCAAGGCATCCATCCATTGACTCCACGCTTCATCAAAGGCGTCAAATGAGTCCAGCTTTCCATCAAAAATGCTGCCGCCTCTGCCTTCCCATTTTACGCTCTCATACACCTGAAGAGGCACCGCCAAAATGATTCCCGGATCAAACTTCCAATTTTTGAGCTCTCTGGTCTGGTCGATGGCAGTCAGATCCACTTCCTTCTCCCCCAGATACAGCTCGCTGCGGATATATCCATAACCGTAGTGCTCATACAGCACATACTGTTTCCGATGAGCCTTGTACGGCGTCTTAAATACCACCTCCCGCAGATCATCCCCGTCATAGATCAGTTCAATACGGTCTCCCGGGTACCACTGAATAATGGGATATTGACTCTTTTTGGTGTTTACGGTCACCTTCCAGGCCCCATCCCCGATGTAAAGGATCTGGCGGAGCACTCGGTTCATCTTTCGCCGGAAAGCATTTTTCTTTTCAATCTCCTTCCACAGTTCCTCCTGTTTTCCGGACTCAAATTCAAAATCATTCATGTCCGCCAGTACTACAGCAGTCAGCACCTTTACAATCAGACCAGGAAGACCGGTGTGGATTTTGCGCATTTCCATCCCCGGCGTGCACCTGGACGCCCAAAATTTGTACCGGTCCGCATACTCCTCGCTCTGCTGGTAGAGCTGTTCCAGTTCATTCCCATCCCCCCGATACCAGATCCGGTTCCGTATGGCATTCAGCTCAAAATCCATGATCTCCTGAATCTGGATGCCATATGGGTTAGAAGGCTGGATGTTCAGCCAGCTACGGATTCCCCGCTTGATATTCTCGTTCAATGTCGTCAGCCACCTCATTTCTCTTCATCCTCCTCAAACCCGACCAGCCCCCGGTACGGAATCCAACCATACTGAGAAGCATTAATGGTGTGATCGTTTCGATCCTCCGGCTCATCCTTGTCCTCCTGCCAGGAGTAACGATCCATTTCTCCCAGATGTTCGCCGCAGGTATCCACCACTAGGTAACACCCCTGTTGGATCCACCCAAGCTGCAGCTTGATACGGTCCATAATCGTCAGCGCCTTATAGGCGTCCTGGAAATTGTAAATGCAGCCGTGAAGCCGCTTATACTTCCTAAGCTCCGTAATCGTAGCTTGATCCGCAGAATCTACAAACACATCCTTTGCCAATCCCCACTCCTTCTCATTCCGATCCAGGAAATCCACAAATTTCTCTACTGTGTCAGATGGAGCCAAAGGCTTGTCCAAATCCGCATTGCTGTATACCTTCTCAGCCAGGACAATCAAACGCCGATCAAAAGTAATCCCTATAAACAGCATGGCAATGGTATCCGGGGACTTCGCGGAATAGGAGGTATCCAGCCCGGCAGAAAACTTCCGAAACCGGATCTGTCCGGACTTCACCTGCTTTTTTACCCATGCCGCCGTAACCACATGCTTTTTCCGGTCAAAGTTCGGAAAGATCAGGCCGGTAGCTTTTCCTCTCAGGCCCTCGATCTTATTTTTCCAAATCTTCGTCCCCTTCGGCGTATTCTGAATGATCTTTGCCAACTTCTCCGGCGGCAGCCCCAGGTTATGGGCAAACGAAAAGAACCAATGCACCCAGCCGGGCTTTGGTTCTTCTCTCAGTTCCTCTATGATTTCTTTCGGCGTCTCCGCCTCCCACTCCGGCAGAGGCCGGGAACAGTTAATATACTCCTTATATACATCCAAATTGGGATCATCGGGGTTTAATGTGGCCATCAGGTAATCACACCGCATGGCGGCCTCCCTGACAAAGTCAATGTCCGCCGTGTTGATCTCATCAATGTACAGACAGCCATACTGGCCGCCCAGGGCGTCTTTCCACTTACGTTTGTTGCCATAGCCTACCACAAAGATGATTTTATCCCCGCTGGAAGTATGAAACAGCAGATGAGGCATTTTGTACTCGCCAGATCCATTGCCTCTATATTCCACCAGCACTCCGAAATCATCCAGGATTCCCAAATCCTTGTTGATAATGTTCTTCTCTGCGGCGCCGGTATCATCCGCCGCCAGGATATGGAGTTTTTTCGAACTCTCAGCTACCTTCAGCATAAATTTGAAGAGCCCCACCGTAGTCTTTCCGGCCGCAGTTGTCCCTTCCAGAAATTCCACTGGAGCATCGCAGCGCAGGAAAGCTTTGTACTTCTCCGATAAAAGAAGCCTCTCCGCGCTCATCCGCCACCACCGCGCATTTGCTGAAGCAGATCATCCAGTTTGGTTTTTTCAGTTTCCAGACTCCCGGACAGTTCCACCTTATCCTTGAACATGCCCAGGTGTTTGCCTAGGAGCTCCAAGGCTTTCAGTTTATCGGCCATCTTGACCTCCCTCTCCAAGCCGTCTTCTCCGAAGGTTTTAACCTTGACCGACTGGATGGCTGCGGTATCCTCCGGAAGCGCATCGGCTTTTACTGTGGCAGTATCCGCGTCAATCACATCACTGGCGTTGACGAAAGCGATTTTAGCCAGTTCCATGATCACCCGATCGGCATTAACACCGGTGCGGCGGGAGCGTTCGGCCATCGCCTTAGCGATACGCGCTTGAATGTCAGGTTTCGTCAGGTTTTCACTGCCGATTGACTTCGCAGTATCCGGCGAATACCCTGCACGAATGGCGGCCTGAGTGGCATTTAAGTCTATCAAGTATTCTTCTATAAATCGTTTTTGCTTTTTGGTCATCCAGGCTCACCTCTCTTTCGTTTCACTTTTTCAATATCTTGTATTTTATCCACTTAGTTATCAACATGTTGTGGACAACTATTTTTTATATAAAAGAAAAGCACCCTTTCGGATGCTTAACTTGGTTTTCGTTTTGTGTTCGGCCCCAGTCCCTCTCTGCGGGAATTGTGGGTTTGATTTTGATTCTCCGGATTTACCTTTTCAGTAACACTGTTGAACAGCTCATTGGATCGGCTGCGATTCAGCTGCTCTTGCTTGTCTTTATCCATCTAATCACCTCTGGGATAGTATGGGCTGAAAATGATGGCGATATACGTCTGGTAGTTTAGATATATAACGTTGCTTTTCATTCGTTTTGTAAATAAAGAAAAGAACTACACCATGGAGATTCTTCACGATGTTGCCGTGAGATATTCAAAACTTCTGTATCCTATTCTTTAATAGTTCTTCTCTTTCGTCTGATATTACATTTGGGCATTCATTACTATTTATATTCCTCTTTTCTTTAAGCAATAAGCTTATTATGATACTGATAAAACGATAAGAACTGCACACAAAATTTATATCAACGGCTATCCAGCTGTAGAGCAATATTGTTCTGACAGACGACAACAAATTCTCGTTCACATAAAGAATTATTGAGAATAAAATTCCTACTATTCCTGAACGTATAACCGACTTTACCTTTTTAATAAATTCATCCATATCTGCATTTTCAATAAAATATTTCACCATTTTATCATTTTTAGCAGAAATTAAAGAAGGAATTAAAAATCCAAAAATGCTTATAATAATAGACATGCTAGTAATAATCGCTCCTAACATATCTGCAAAAGATTCATTGCCACATATTTCCGTTATTTTAAAATCGTATTCATGATTTACATAAACTATCGCCATCACTGTAAGACACGGAATAATCCATGAATATGATTTTCTCCAAAAATCTATTGTGCGTTCATAAATGGAAACAGATCTTTTTATCATAACAATCACCGTGCAAAAATATTAGCAATTCGTGCTCTAGTTCCTTCAGAATATTTTTCTGCCATCTTATTTGACATAAGATTAAATGCCAATTCTCCTCTTGGGGGAACTACATAATTTATTTTATCATTTAAGATATTTTGCAGTAAATTAAAGACCTCGGATTTCTGATCGTCATTCAACGTTACATACGCTGAAGAAACATTGCCACGATTATCTTCCCTTCTAACCTCACGAATTATCCCCTGTATTGTTTCCGGTTCTAGTTCATCAGTCTTTGAATAACTACGTCCCAATCCCAATTCAAGGTGTACTGTTCTGCATTCTGTTTGATTACAGGCATCAATGATTCTCTCAAATGCTACACTATCTTGAGAAACTAAATTTCTAGTGTTGGCAAAACGAACATCCAACTTAAGCACCCTTTTCCTACGCAAATCCACTTTACCAAAGTCATATTCTATTGGACGAAAATAACATAAATTCCCATCAACAACAAAACTATTTATGTAGTTCTGAAGAGCAAATGAGCCATAGCTACCTCTGTTACATTGAACCATCACTATGTGAAATCTTGGATCATAAAGAAGCACTGTGTTTTTCCCAATATACTCATTTTCCTCTAAATCTACATGCCGTGCTCTTGTATCTGGCGCTAAAATATATGTATTACTTACCACATCCATTCTCATAAAATTTAAAACATAAAATTCATTTTTTACTAAGGCTATATCTTCTAACCTTCCATATATTTCGTTAATTTCTTTTGTTCTATCTTCTAGTCCTATATCAATTATTTGGTCAATCCACGGCCTCAAATCAAATGGTACGTCCGTGGTATCCTCACCTCTTATTGTACAAAGCTGAAAATATTGATATTTAATAGCAACTCTTTTTCCATCCATATCGACCTCTCCATTTCGACATTTTTCTTTATTTTACCATATGTCTAATGGAAATTATGTCCAAACATACTCTGCTCAAATTTCGCATATATTACAAAATTACTCGTTTCTAACCCAATTATAGAACATATGTTCGATTAAGTCAATGTATACACAACAAAAGACACCCTATCACTAGGATGCCTTTCCATGCCTGGGAAATGTCTGGATGGAGAGTCCAAAACCAGGCGATTCGACCGCCAGGGTATGACGCCTGATGGCCGCCAATCTATCTTTGCAAAGGAGGGGAAACGGTGTACTCCTTACACCGATTCCAGTTTACAGTATAGCACTTGGAAATGTGACATGTGTGACATTCGTGACAAATTTTCATGCAGCCCGCATAAATCGCTCAAATTCTTTCTTCAATCCATTTTCCGTATTCTTCCGCCCCATCCTCACGGCCACCTGAGCCCACGTCATCCCTTCGAACACCTTATACCGGATAATCCGCTGCATACGCGGAGGAACGGTTGATAACCATTCCTCCACCTGCAGCTTGATAACCTCAGCAGCAGCCTTACGCTCCTTCAGGATGTGCTCTTGTCGATCCAGTTCCGTCTGGTCCTGGGTGTCATAGGGAATCCCACGGATTACGTAGCTGACCTGACCAAATGGAAAGTCATACGAGGAGCCCTTGACTTTATCCGTAACGACCTCCTGCCTCCGGTTTCTGATCCGCTCGATCTCCCGCTCTGTGTCCTTAATCAGTTCGCAGGCGTCTATGTACTGGTACAAAATCGACTTGTCCACTGGTATCACCTCCCTCCTGGTTGCCTTCTTAGCACCGACTCTGGACACAGCTCTGTAAAGCAATACGCTGGATGTGTAGCGCTCCAGGTATCAGGCGGCGGCTCTCGAAGTGCGGACTCTGCAGCTGCCGCTTTGGCCCTGGCCGCATCTGTTTTATTCACCTTGTAAACTTTTCGATCATGTTTCATCCTCTGCCTCCTCATTCTCCAGATCTGGCCGGTAATGATCGCAATGACCGGCCTCTGCCCAGTCACATACATACTCATACATACATGTCGTGCAATCGCCCATCTTCTCCTCCTTTAAATGTCAGTTTGGATGTGTTCTATTGCTTCAATGCACTCATTCCATCCCTTATCGTATCTTCCGCCGTCACAATAATTTTCGTGATATACTCTTTCTGGCATTGGACGTATCGGACACCATTCTGGCTTTTTTACATGAATTCCATATCCGGTCACACGGCTTTGGCCATCTGTGGCTATTAAACACTCCACTCCAGATTCAAAGCCAAATATTCTTCCAACCGGGCAGTAATCACAATACTCCGGCATGTCCACTACAATTACTCCTCTCTCCATTTTTTACCTCCAAATCGCAAAATATTACCCATTCAGCGCTGATATAACGCAGTGCTTCAATTACTCTCATATCCCTATTCCCCCTCATAAGGCATAGGAATATTCATCCACGCCACAACCTCACTATATTCTGGTAGCAAAATATCTGTTCCGTTCATGTAAAACGCATATCCCGGAGCATAATTCTTTTCCAGATAATGCACTGGGTAGCGTAATTCTCTCCTTCCACCATATCCGTGATTTTTTATCGTCACAATCAGGCAGGAACCAACCGGCGGTAGGCCGTCCTTCTCTATCGTTTTCCATTCCTCCATACGCTTCATATTCTTCCTTTCTCGCCCCGCACAGTTCCTATACTAATTTCTAGTAACCGGCAAAAGGTACCCATCCGGAAGCGCATTGATAAGATTTTTACACGCCTCATTTGCGATTCGAGCCATACTTACCCATGCCGTCTGGTCGCATTTATCAAGCTCCAATAACCTACCACCAATCGTATTGTTTATTGATTCTCTTATTGTTGGCGTAAGCGGTACATATTCCGTCTTATTCCCACATGCCTTCCGGTGCAGCTCCTCATAAACTTTTTTATCTATCGTTACCGTTCCATCCATATTTTCTTTGACAATATACATTTTGTTTCACCTCCAAATCTTAATTTGGGTAACCAGTAAACATCTTCTGCGGCAAAACCCTATTGCACTTTGCGCAATATCGCCTTTTACTTACCCAATTGTTATAATCCTCTGACGCTCCATTCGGGACGCCATCAAATGTGTAATACAGCGCCCTGTGTACCTTTTCGATCTCATAATATCCTTCTTCGGACCCGCAAAAAGGGCATTTCATTTTTGTTTCACCTCCCAAATCTCAATCTTCATCCAGCAGTCCCGCCAGACGGTATAGTTCCTTCCTAACTTTCCCGACCTCGCATATCCCCAGGCTGCCATCCTCGTCAAGGTTTATGTTCAAAGAGCAGTTTGGACAATCCGGACATCCTTCCGCAAGCTTCACTTGGCGCCTGCACTCCCGCCAGTCCCCAATCATCTGGGGCGTAATATTCACCTGCAAAACAATATCATTGCTGTACCTAATTTCCATTATCACCATACCTCCTCCTCTGCTGCCTTAATGCAGAACGACATATCGCACACATATGTCATTACGCCATACAGATCCGTCCAGGCTGCGCAATAGCAGTATTTACACGGTTCACTTGCCGGCTCATAGTCCATATCTTCCGGCGGTTTTTCCCACCACTTCTCAAGAATCCGGTATGCCGTTTTTAGCTGATCCAAGTCAAAATATCCAAAATGGCAATCCCTAACGTCTATCCCCATCTCCCCTGCAAGCCGGATATAAAGGTTTTTTCGCCTCCTCTGCTTGTCCTTATGCTCCTGCCAGAACGGATCAAACTGGTTATGACATTTTTGTTTCCATTCCCTCATTTCGGTATTTGCCAAAATTCCCAGTGCCTTACGGGGCTGCGGCTTATGCGTCCCCACATATGCCCCACAGGATCGGCACCGATAACAGAACCCGCTGCCATATTGCCGGCCATAAATTTGAGAGTTGCTGATATACTCCACCGGCCCTCCGCACAAATTACAAACTTTGGGATAAAGATCTATCATCTCTACCTCTTCCTTCCAAACACACATTCATAATGCGCATACACGCTATTTCCTCTTTTGGTCCGTGTCATCACTGGCTCATCCAGAATTTCCTTACCGCAGTAAGCACAGACGTGAATCCGATTATCTGCTTTCTCTTGCTTTTTGCTCATATCTCCTCCTCAACAGTGTATTAAAATCCCAACTTCATCCCGGACCTTGTCCTTCAGCTGCTTCACACTTTCCTGGCTGCTGACATACGGTTCCATATAGCTGTCAATCCGGTATAATGCTCTAAGGCAGCGTTCTTTCCCAAAACCAAACTCCTCATGCAGTGCCAGAACAAAGCAGGACAGCAAGGCTTCCACCCGGTCATTATCTACCTGCTGTAAGATATCGTTCTTGATCTGCTTCTCAATCCCTCTGGCTGCCTGCTGCTTCTTCAGACGCCTTCTCCCTGCTCGGTTCATAACCTCTCCTTCGGCTTCTGGCTTCCAGCTGATCCATCAAATCCTGAATCATGTGCAAAATCAGCGGGCAATTTTTGTGTTTTCGCCTCAACTGTTTTTCATGTTCCACAATTCGATTCCACTCTTCTGATTTCCATTCCGGAACATGATCTCGGTATTTTTTCCAAAAGCCATTATACACATCGTAATAAATTTCTTTTATCTTCTGGTTGCTTAAAATTTCCAGGTCAATCATAAACTCTCCACCCGGATATAAATTCCAGGCACCTCCGCCCAAAACTTCTCCACGATTTCGGAAGCCACTAATGCGTCATCTGTCCAAAAGCCGCATTTTGTCATACAGTCCTTCAAAAGCTTCTGGAGATTATCTGTATCCGGTTTTGTAATCCGATAGCTGCCATCTTTATGCCGCCCTCTTGGGAAGCACCACTTTACCATCAGCCTCACGCCATTCCGGCATGGCTCCTGTGGAATATGTCCGGACAAATAATCGGTCAATTTCTGTCTGGCTGCTTTCAACTCCATCGGCTCATAGAATACCGGCTTGCCTTTTACCACACGCACCTGCTTTTCCTGATGGGTGCAGGTAGGTGGATTCATCGGCATAAAAAATTCTATCACCATCTTTACATCATTCCTTTAAAGTGCGAAATTCGTCTTGCCGTTTGTGAAATCTCTTTTGTCAAGGGAAGGGGAAGGTAGGAGGGAGGGCGTGAGCTTTCGCCCTCCTTCCTTTCCCCCTTGACCGTAAGGGAAAGGGAAAATTTATATATACGTAGTATATATAGCGTTTCCTTCCCTGGGAAAATTCCGAGATTTCCCGATATTTTCCCTCTGAGGGAAATTGGGAAATTCCCCGGTATTTTCCCTCTTTCCCTGATGAGGGAAAAGGGAAATTTTTCGATATTTTCCCTTCCCAGGGAAATGATTTCCCTCCGGAAATTTCCCTCTATTTTTTTCCTACATTCCCTTCATCAATCCAGAATCCCCCGTGCTCTTTGATCCGGTTGCGGACTGTTTTTTCTGTCGTTCCCATACTCTCCGCCAGCTCCTTAACCGTCACAATCCCCTCTTTGCTGAAGCTCTTTAAGGATTCATACTGCTCTTCCAGGCTCTTCATCCGGTCCTTTTTCGCTTCCTGCGGCGTCTTTTTCCGTTTCAAATTTTTCTGCCAGGCAGGCCGCTCCGCTTCCGGCTGTATATCCCCCAGGATTCCTACATCATCCACCCGGTGGCAGGGATAATCGAACCACAAATTGACCGCCGGAAACTTTGGGAACTCGCGCAGCGTCCCTTCAATCCGCCAGGCTGTAATCGCCCTGGCCTTTGTCTTTGCTGCTTCGGTAATCGCCTTTAAATCCTCCCATTGCGGCGGGCTCAGCTTGTTCTCGCAGTAATTCATCATCTGGTAGCTGCTGCATAAATCATCCTGGGACAGCTCGTCCTCCCATTTAAAATGGGCGTCTAAGTACTGCCTGCAAACCGTACAGACGGCCTTGTTTTCTTCCTGCTTTAATACACTCTCAGAAAGCTCCAATTCAATCATATCCAGCATGGCGTCCGGATCCCTGGCAAATACGCCAGAGCCGCTGGCCCGGTCCATGCTCTTTTTTCCTCCCTGGGCTCCTTTGCTGTGGTGGTGGCAGTAGATCACCGCAACATCCAGATCCGTACACACCAGGTCAAACTGGTTACAGAAATTGGCCATTTGGTCGGCACTATTCTCATCGCCGGTAATGACCTTATAGATGGGATCAATGATAACCGCAATATAATTCTTCTTGGAGGCCCGGCGGATCAGCATGGGAGCAAGCTTGTCCATCGGCCTGGACTTTCCCCTTAAATTCCAGATATCAATGTTCGTCAGGTGGTCCGGCCGGAGCCCCATACATTCGTATACATCCTTGAAGCGGTGCAGGCAGCTGGGCCGGTCCAGTTCCAGGTTCACATAGAGCACACGCCCCTGGGTACAATCCCAGGAAAGCCATTTCTTTCCTTCCGCAATGGCAATACAAAGCTCAATAAGAGCAAAAGATTTCCCAGCCTTGGAAGGGCCTGCCAACAGTAGCTTATGTCCCTGCCGCAGTACCCCATCGATCAGCGGCGGGGACAGCTGTGGCAGATGATCCCATACATCCTTTAGGTTTTCCGGATCCGGGAGATCATCGCTGATACTTTCGATCCAGTCCTTCCATTCCGTAAAGCTCTCCTTCCCAATGTTCGTGTCAACCAAAAACTGTTTTTGTCCGTCCCTCATGACTCCCGGCATGCGGGAGAGGCGGGAAGGATTCCGGTTCTGTTTGTCAATGTCCAATCCATTTTTCCGGCACACATCATAGAGGTAATCCACCCGTTTGCGGTACTCCTCATAGCTGCCTGCATCGATATGTACGATAGCGTGGAGGCTCTTTTTCCCGGAATGGACCAGGCAGGCTACCGGAAGTTCCAGCTCGCGGATCAGCGCGTTCTGCTTCTCAATCTCCATGCTGTCCGATTCCACCAGGGCATACCGGAAATCCGTCACATTGTCGTTCTTACAGCCCTTTCCGTCCAACGGATTAAAACGGATCCAGGCCCCTACCTTTGGGTTATAATCGCCCAGGACGCTGCCTATATCGCCGTTACAGTGCTCCAGCAGCTCGATCAGCTGCCCCGCCGTCCGGTCCCAGCAGCCCTTTGTGGGCATGGGTTTTCCGTCCCGTTCGAAGCTCCGAGTGACATAGCCCACATTTTCTGTGGAGTCAAACAAAGTTTCCAGATACCGCACCAGGTCCTTTACCGGGTCCCAGTCACGATCAGGCGTGTCAATTTCCATCTCTTCCACCCAGTTCTTATCCAAAACAATCCCATTGAGCGAAATTGACTCATCCCATCCAAAACCCCTCCCTGGGTCAAAGGGGGGAGTCCAGCCTTGCTCCTTCGCAAGCTGGACAATCGTGCCTCCTGTTACCGGCTCATGTGCCGTGCCGCTGAATCCTTTCCACTTTTTTGCGCATTCCCCCGCATGATAGCGTCCGGGGTCGCGTCTGCTCCAGCTTTCCCATGTGCCTACGCCATAACCCTCGTATTCCAGGGCCATGCCTACGTTCAGCCAGTCCTGATAGTCCAGCTCTGCCGGATTGATATGGTCTAATACTTCTAAAAGGTTATACTGGCTGTCCATTCTGTTTAAGCTCCTTCTTTATATTCTGATGGCCGAATCCCTTCCGGAATCCTCCATCCATTTGCCGCAATTCGGTCAATCAGCTTCTTTGCGGTTTCAAACTGCCAGGTTCCTACATGCTGAAATCCCCTGCTTTCCAGGAAACGGATCTGTTTTGGGGTTGTAAGTCCCTCGTTCCTGCGGATTGCCAGGCGGTCCAGCAGCTTTTCCGCTTTCCCGGAATTGTCAATCTCATCCGGGCAAATCCCAAGCTTCTCCAGGGCTGCCTTCTGTTTCTCGGATGGCGGGGACATTTCCCAGCCGAAGCTGGGCACATATCCGGCCAGGTCCTCCGCCTTGATGCTCATCTCAAACTGCAGGGGATCCACCAGTTTCTTTTTGCGGTGCTTCATCTCGGCCAGCTTCGCCGCCAGGGCCTCCTCCCGCTCCGCCACCACTTCCTCCGATGCCTTCTTTTCCGCCTCTTCCAAATCAACCGGGCAACCTGCGGCTGCCTCCAAGTCTTCGGTCATCTTCCGGGCAACATCCTCATTTTCGCAGATTAAAGAGGCCGGATGGCACAGCTCATGCCGCTCCGTATGCCAAAGGAAATCTAATAAAAGCAAGTGCTCTTTCCCTGGATGCAGCCTGGTTCCCCGGCCCACCATCTGGCTGTAAAGGCTGCGTACCTTTGTGGGCCGCAGCACTACGACACAGTCCACGGACGGGCAGTCCCATCCTTCGGTCAGAAGCATGGAATTACAAAGCACGTTGTATTTCCCTTGGTCGAAATCTTCCAGGATCTCCGCCCGGTCCTTACTCTCCCCATTGACCTCCGCCGCACGGAAGCCCTTTTCCAGCAGGATATCCCGGAACTTCTGGCTGGTCTTGACCAATGGCAGGAATACCACCGTTTTCCTCTCCCTACAGTATTTGGCCATCTCCCCCGCAATCTGGTACAGGTACGGGTCCAGGGCCGTGGCAAGATCGCCGGCCTTAAAATCCCCGGACTGGAGCGCCACCCCGGACAGATCCAGTTTCAAGGGGATTGTCATAGCTTTAATGGGGGACAGGTATCCTTCCCGGATCGCCCTGGGTAGGGTGTACTCATATGCCAGGCTCTCAAACACCTCTCCCAGATTTCGCATGTCTCCACGGTCCGGGGTAGCCGTCACCCCCAGAACCCTGGCTTCCGGGAAATGGCCCAGGACCTTCTGGTAGCTGCCGGATATGCAGTGATGGGCCTCGTCAATGATGATGGTCCCGAAATAATCCTCCGGGAACTGGCTCAGCCGCTTCTCCCGCATCAGGCTCTGTACGGACCCAACCACGACCCGGAACCAGCTTCCTATGCAGGTCTGGTCCGCCTTTTCCACCGCACAGCCCAGGCGTGTTGCCTTCCCGATCTTGTCCGCCGCCTGCTCCAAAAGCTCCCCGCGGTGGGCCAGGATCAGGACCCGACTGCCATGCCGAACCTGGTCTTCCGCTACCTTGGCAAATACAATGGTTTTCCCGCAGCCGGTCGGCAGGACCAGTAAGGTTTTTTTAAGTCCCTTTTCCCACTGTGATTCAACCGCCTGCCTGGCCTCTTCCTGATATGGTCTTAATTCCATCTTTAAAAGCTCCCCGGTGTAAATTTCTTAACCTGTTTCGGATAAAAGTTCTTGATGTTGTTGTAGACCTTGCTGGGATCGGTTTTATACGGCCGCTGGATGATGGCGACTGACCAGTTGGGCCGCAGGTCTTCCCCGTCCTTTACCTGGCCGATGGCCTCAAAGAACCTATAAATGTTCCGCCTGCAGGAATCCTTCGTACAGAGGAACAGGTTATGCGTAATGACCGCCGCCCCCTCCGGGCTCTCCACTCGCAGCTTCAATACGGCCTTATTGCAGGGCGGAATCCATTCACTCCCTTCATGCCTGGCCCGCTCAAAGCTTTCCACCGTAAAATCATAGTCCCCTTCCGGAAGGACAATAAAATCTGATTCACTGAAATCTTTGCTGAAACCTTCGTCCCAGCCCATTTCCCTGTATTCGCTCATTTCAATTTACCTCCTCGTCAATTAAAAACTAATGCATCCTTCTCTTTCATTTCCTGGATTGCTGCATATACCTGGTCCCAGGAAGCTACCAGAAGTCCATCCACAATCCCGGGATTTACTTCATCGTAATCTCTTACCGATGTACCAACAGGAACATAGCCTTTTGCCTCGCAGACATTTTGAATATCCCATTCGCAAATATCGTTGGCAATCATCAAGTCCCGAAGGCTCTTTTTGATTCTAGGGTCCGGTTCAATACTGGTTCCAGCCTTTAGGTTCAATTCCATTTGTTTGTTTTCTGCTACAGGTTCCTGCTTTGAATCCACCGGTGCAGTTCTCTTCGTTTCCGTTTCAGGCTTTGGGCTGCTCTTGGGCTCAGGAAAGTATTCCTGTTCGCTTACAGGCTGTTCCGCAGCATTTTGAGCCGTTGTCTCCCGCCTCTTCCCGTCCGCTTCCTGATTTTCCATCACCGCCCGGATTGCCTCATATTCAAAGGGCATTTCCTCCGGAAGCCCATAACGGTTCTTGGCGTCCCAGCAGCTGTGATGGCTGGTATACATGACACGTTTCCCGCCTTGGGCCTTATTTTTCCCTTTCTGGACTCCTTGTCCGTCCACGTTGATTACAAAGGTTTTATAGTTGGCAAACAAAACCATATCCGCCCATTCTTTTACCATAGGCGCTGTCTGTTTGGTCAGCTTCATTTCCCACCGGTCATAAGCTCCCAGCTCATCCGGCTGCTCAAACTTGCGCATCTTGGCATGAGCTGTTAAGACCACATGAATCCCAGCTTTTACCACCTCCTCCAAAGCATTCAGCAGCCGGCCGAACTCTTCCTGCACATATACATAGCCCTTACCATAGCCAAATTCCTCAATACTGGCTTTATGGTTCTTATCGCATATCTGGGTAATGCAGAGCATTTCCGCCCAGTCTGCTGTATCCACCACCAGGGTCCTGCAAAGTTCCGGATGGTTCTTTACATAACGGACCTGTTCCATTAACATCATCCAGCTGGTCGGTGATTCCGTCCGGGCTACATCCATATCCTTTGTACTGCCCTCGGTATCAATAAACAATGGTTCCGGGAAGTGCGCGGCAAAGGTGGATTTGCCGATTCCCTCCGGTCCGTAAACCACCACCTTCTTCGCGCCTGGGATTTTCCCACGGATAATCTGCATTTAAAACGCACCTGCTTTCCATTTCTTCATTTCCATTGCCGGCTGCTCCTGTCCGGCAATGCATCCATCCTCAATGATTACGCTGCATTCTCCCCCTGTGCTGACCCGTGTGGCAATGGCCTGCAGCCCTTCTGCCTCCAGCCATTCGCCAAACTCCTTTAAGGTCACCAGATCCATCTGCTCCAGCTTATCCAACAAGACAAAGCCGCATTTTGGATTCAGTTTCCGAACAATAGCGGTAGCTACTTTCAGACGGTCTGAACCGGACATGTTGTCCCAGCACTGGCCTTTATAAACCAGTTCTCCCTCTTCAACTGACAGCTCCGGAAGGGGAAGTTCCGCACTCTTTAGAAGCTCTGTTTTGCTTTTCCTGGTATTCTCAATCTCCTTGGTCAGTTGTTCATACTGGCGCCGGTATTCTCTGGCATCCTCTTCCGCTTTTTCTTTATCCAGGTTGGCCCGGACCTTCCGGTTAATCTCCTCAATGTTGGCAATATTCGCCTCCAGTTCCGCAGTAGACTGGTCAGTTAAGCCTTCCGTGCTGGTCCTGGCAATCTTTAAATCCGTCTCCAGGTCCGTCTGCCTGCGCAGAAGCTCTGCCAGCTGGTCTGTTACGGCCTGGTATTCCTGTTCCAGCTGATGGAGACGCTGGCGTTTTCTCTGATTCTCCCCATTCTGTGCCAGAATTGCTTGCTGCTGCCGGATCAGTTCTGAAGGAGATACCGGTTCCGCAGGAACGTTCGGGAAGAAAGGCTGTTCCTTGGCGTACTTTTCCTTTTGATCCGCAATCCGTCCGATTGCCTGGCGTTCGTTATACTGTTCCTTCTCCTGCTTTTCCAGAACGGTCAGCTGGTCCCCTACGCCGATGATGTTCAGCAGGACCGCCGCTTTTTCCTTCCCCGATGCCTCCATAAACTTGGGAAGGTCCAGTGCCAGCTGCTCCACAAATTCATTTAAAAGCTGTTGTCCTCCCTTTTCTCCGTTAGGGTCTGTGACCTTTAAAGTGCTGTTCTTACCCTTCCGCTCTACCACCAAGCCGTTGTTCATAACGATATGTAAGTTCGGCGGAATAACTGATCCTTCCCGCTGTGCCTGGGAAGGACGATACTTGTCCCCGCCCAGGGCCCAGGCGATAGCGTCCAATACGGATGTCTTCCCCTGGTTGTTGTTGCCGCCGATAATGGTCAGGCCGTCTGCTGCCGGCTCCAGGCTGACTGCCTTCACACGCTTCACATTTTCAATTTCCAATCGGTTAATTTTCATTGCCATCTTGCTTTTTCCTCCTGTTTCCCTGTATAATAGGGATGTGTACTTTTATTTATCTGGACCTCTTCCGGTTGCCGCCGGTGAGGTCCTTTTTAATTCCAGTCATCGCCGCTGCCTCCTTACACAATCTGCCGGATTATATCCTGAATCATGGCCGTTCCGGAATCTGCCGTAACGTTTACCGTTTTAACTGCTCCATTGGCGAACTTGGCGTAAACCTTCTCTTTTCCGTTCCACTCATCAATCCACAGGTCCGTCAGGTCATGGAGGTTATCCGTTGCCTGCAAGGCTGGCAGCAGCCTGTCTAAGATTTCCTGCTTATTCTCCATCCGTTTCCTCCTCCTCCCGGTTGAGCTGGTCCGCATACGCCTGTGCCTCTGCCTCTGTATGAAAGCAGCCTCTCATCTCCCGGACTCCGCTGTGCATGGGCTCTCCTGGCCGTAAGGGCCGAGTTTGGCGCCATACCTGGTAGCAGCTGGTATTCCTCATTACTTCCCACATATTATCTTCTCCTCCTCTCAGATCACAATCACGCCGCCCCAGGTCAGCGCCAACAGGGTAGTTGCAACGGCTAGCAGGACAGCCAATGTGAATGCTGCACCAACCCAGAACCGCTTGTCATGTGCTATCTCTACCCCCACTCTTCGGAGCAACTGATTCTCCCTTTTAAGGCTCCTATAGCTCCTCTTGGTCATAACCACAAAGTCAACCCTTTCCATTTTTCCTCCTCTCCTATGCTTGTCCAACCAGGCCGCCCTTAGGCGGTCTCCCTTTTGTATCCAGCAATCGCCATCATCGAATCCTGGATTGCTAAGCTGATTTCTGTTTTCTTTTCTTCCGGAAGCGACTGAAAATCATAGACCTTTCCGGAAATCTCTACGGTATTAACTATCTCTGGAAGTTTCATTCCATCACTCCTCTCTGATAGATTGTATGTAGTGCTGGTTGTACTTGTTTCTCGCTCCTTTCATCCTCTGCCAGCAACGCCTCAATGGAAACCTCCAAAATAATTTGAAAGCTTGTCTTTTCGTTTTCTCTGCCCTATACTGTATTCATAAGCCCCTACTAGGGCTGAGTATATATACAGGAGCAAATTATGGAATTGTTTGAGGGGCTAACTGTCTCAGAAATAGACTACTTGCGGTATCTTCAAAAGCAAGGATATTTTGACGGTATAGAAATGTTTTTAAATTTTGACACCTCTGCCGATTACCGCATTGAAAAATTTGTCAGCAACGGTTACATTATCCTCGAAGAAAACGGTCCATATGAAGGAAGTAGCTATGTAACTATTACGGAAAAAGGATTGGCCGCCTTAGTTGACTATGACAAATATCTTAAATCTGAGAACCGTAATAAAAGGTACGCAGCTATTTCTCTTACCATCGCTGTAATAGGTGCTATCCTAACAGCAATATCATTAGTAAAATAGCAAGAACAGCCAATGCTATCCCGA